ACTGGCCGAGTCTACTACACCAAATGAAGCTGATCGTCCAAGATATCAGGTCAACGATTGCTCGGGCTATCGGCGTTTGCGTCGATGACGCTCGCGTTTACGAGTACATCAATCAGGCGTGCCGACGGCTGCTTCACAAGGGTTTGTGGGCTGGCGCGTACGGACGCTTCACGATTCACACGGTCGGAGGCTGCATCACTTGGCCGCGTCAGATCGAGACGATTGAAGCTGTGGCCGATTGCTGCGGAGTTGGAACGGTTCGCAATCAATGGTTTGAGTTTCAGGAAACCGGATACGGACTTCTCAATGGAAACCAAGTGTGCGTTGGTAAGCAGCTTGTTGACCGTGGCACTGTGGTTTCTTACCGCGACATGTCTGGCGGTACTAACAGTTATCTTCGAGTCTACCGTGGCGACGATTCAGACATCGGCAAAAAAATTACGCTCCAAGGAATTGATGCGAACGGAAACTGGATTCGGACACAGGATGGTAGCGGAAAATGGATTGATGGAGAAGAGTTGATTATCGCTGCTCCGTACACTCAATCGACCAAGAAGTTCACCACTCTGACCGGCGTCATCCGCGAAGCCACGAACACGGCAAGCCGTTTGTACGAGTACGATGCGACGACGCTGCTAGAGTTGGATCTGGCAGTTTACGACCCTGATGAAACTTTGCCGCAGTATCGTCGCAGTTACCTCGCTGATCGTTGCAACAACGAGGAGGACAAGCCGGTAACGGTGATGGCGAAGATGCGTCATATCAACGCGACGAGCGTGAATGACTACCTCATTCCCCCGTGTCCAGACGCCATCAAGCTGATGGTCATGGCGATTCGCAAAGAGGAGAACGATTTGATTCAGGAAGCAGTGGCCTACGAAGCCAAAGCTGTTCAAGCTGTGCAGGAGCAGACGATGCAGTATTTGGGTGACGCTGTCGCGACGATACGCATGGTGGGCGTCGGATTGAATGGCGGAGGGTTTTCGCAATGGTTCTGAACCTAAACATTGATTTCGCGTTGGCTGAGGCGACTCCAAAAAAACTGGAGTTGCTTCAGGCTGTCTTTGACGCGCATGACATGGCGGCTCGGAACAATCAGAACTCTAGTTCCGGCGCTGCGGTAAACGCTTTTTTTGGAAGCGCGCAGCTTACGAATGGAATTGCTTCGGCAATCCTAACCTTGGGCGATGCTCACGGCCCGATTGGACCTGCTCGATTTGTCTACGAGCGGTTTGATGAGCGAGCGTTGAAGTCGGCCATTGAGGCTGGAATGAAGATTCCTGGTTTCGGAAATTCGTTCTTCAAGGATCAAATTGATCCGGCATGGAGCCGTGTTAGCGAGCTGATCAAGTCCGACTTTCCAAACGCCAACGCTCGCGTCGAGCAACTTCATGGATGGATGAAAGAAGCTGGCAAAAACGTCCATCCGAATGCCGCGCTCTACACTGCGGTCGTTTGCAGCGAGCTTGGGGTAATCCCAGGTGCTGAGTCGGCCATCTTTATCTTAGCTCGAACCGCAGCTTGGACTTCTTTGTGCATAAAAAATGAAAGGTAAGCTCTTCCAAATTTGCGGTCTGCCTCGATTCGGATCGGCATTCATGTCGGTCCTTTTCTCGTTGGAGACGGATTGCCTTGGCCTACATGAGCAAGGTGCGACTGATCCGAATTGGAAACAGTCGATTGAAGAATACCGCACTCGTTACATGTACGTCGCCGACTGCTCGACTTACGGATATCTGCCCAAGGCTGTCGTGCATGATTCGATCAAAGTCTACGTCAAGAAAGATGCGGAAGCGTCAGCCAAAGAATGCGCCGAGCGATTCGGCTACGAAGTTCACCTTCCTTCGGTTCAGGCGCTTCGTGAGTACGCGGATGCGTGGGCGTCACTCCACGGGGTGATGACAATTGAGGAGAACGAGCTTTTTAAAGTGGATACTTTGCGGCGGGTGTGGGTTCATTGCTTCCAGAACGAGCGAGCTTTTCCAGAAGAGAAGGCTGCACGTTTGGTAACCATGAACATCCAACGTCACGAACCTGAAAAGGTGTTCTCGATTGAGAACGGCAACCGTCTTGTGAAGGAGGTATTTTAATTTATGGGAGCTATTCTAGGTGGTGCGGCAATCCTTGGTGGAACGAGTTTGCTTGGTGGTCTTCTCAGCAAGGGAAAAAAGCCAAAAATTCCCGAGTTGAAGCCGATTGATTTCGCTGGAGAACAGAGGCAAGCGATTCAACAAAACATCGCTTCTCTTGAGTCTGCCACTGAACTCGCCCAGAAGACGACCGCTGCCGAGCAATCTCAGCTTGAGTCTCAGCTTCGTCGTGCGATTCCTGGCTATGACCAGTTGATTCAACAGGCTGGAAAGACTATTGGCTCAAGATTGCGTGGCGAGGTTGATCAAGATGTTCAATCGCAGCTTCAACGATCCGCCGCTGGTCGTGCGCTTGGCGGTGGATTTGGAGCTGGAAGCGGAATGGGTCGAAACCTTTCTGCGCGTGACTTTGGCCTGACATCGATGCAGATCCAAAATCAAGGTCTTGCTCAGGCTCAGAACTTTATCCAGCAACAACGAACGATGGGAATGGTCCAACCGTTCTCGGTGAGCAGCATGTTTATCACTCCTGCTCAGCGGGTTGGCGTAATGCAGCAGCAGCAGCAAGCGATGTATAATCGCAATCTGCAAGCCGCTCAGGTGGCTGCAATGCCCGATCCTACGATGGCTGCTATCGGAAGCGCGATTTCCTCTGCTGGTGGATTCGCTGGCGGGGCTTTCACTCAGCGTGGGTTGATGCAGCAGATGCCGACATCGTATCAACCCGGTTCGTACAATCCTCAGAACGATCCTGAGCTTTACGCAATTCCACCCGGAAACATCGGAGGACCAACCGATCCTTCTAACTGGGCATAATTTATGGCCGACGAAACCCTTCAAGCATTTCAGCTAGGCGCAAGCCTCTACGACCGCGCGCAGACGCAAAAGCGGATGATGGAGCAGTTCCAGCAGCAGACTGCTGAGTCTTTGCTCCAGCGCCAAGGAATGGAGCTTCAGAACAAGATTCGTGATGTTGCTCTTGCTGACGCTATCGGTGAGCAGAAGGCGCAGGTTGAGGAGTACAAAACGTTTTCTGATCTTAGCAAGCAGGTAGGCGACTTTCTCGACAACCCTGCATCAGATGCGAAGTTCCCGGTCATTCCAGCGTTCAAGTCTAAAACGTACCGGATTGAGGCAGACAAGATGCTCAACAATCTTGAGAAGTATTCTGCTCGGGCAAAGCTGCTAAAGGCAACCAGTCGCGCCGAAGCGCAAGCTGACGCAATAGCTGCATCGACACTCAACGAAGCAATTAAGTTGGGAGCAATCAAAAGAGACGCCAACGGAAAGCTTGATGTTGACGTTCCGCTCTTAAATCAACGCGCTGAAGAGCAGAGGAAGGCTAACATTGCGAAAACAACGGCCCAGACAACTTCCATTCTCACAAATCTTGATCTTTCTAGGGACAAGTTGAAGGCGTTGATCGCCAACAATGCAAGTGACGCTGAAATTGCAAAAGCAAGGCTAGAGGTCCAAAAATCTTTTAACGAAGCAAGGATTCAGCTTGACCGTGAAGAGCTTGATGTAAAGAAGCTGTCTGGAGAAGAGCAGAGAAAGCTTAACCGAGAAAAATTTGATTTCACTAAAGGAGTTCAACTTAAAAAGCTTGAACTTCAAGAGTTGGATTTAGGCCAGCGTGTAAAAAGAACTGACGCTTACGTTCAAAACCTTCTCAAGCCTGTTGCTGAGAAAGATATTAAACTGAACGTTTTTGACGATTCTCTTGTAAGAAAAACCGCTTCATTTGTTGCAAATCAACAGTCAGCGGCAGATGCGATTGAAAAAACAATGGAGATTCTTGATGATCCTACCGTTGATGAATCCGTAAAAATTAGGACAGCGCAACTCTTGGCAAAAGACCTAAACGATCCTAAAGGTAGAGATGCGGTTGGAAACCAAGAGGCTGACCGAATTTTGGGCGAGCTTGATATTATCAGTTTTTCTCGAGCTTGGGATAAAGGTAATATTGCTGATTTTCTCGGAAGAGACTTGAGTGGATTTCGAGAAAAGCTCGGAATTACCAAGAGTGGACTAGATTCAAAAATTTCTAAATCTATTGATCGGGTTAATTCTATTTACAAAAAATATGAAGGTGGTGCCACCGGAACATCTCAAGCACCTTCGAGGGGCGTGACGGTTACTGGAGGAAAACCTCAGCCATCGCCTTCAACAAACGCTCCTGTAATTAACCAAACAACAAACTCTCCAGCAATGTCTGGAACGAATTCGATGTCAGAAATATCATTTGAATCAACGGCTGAAGCTAGGGCAAAAGGAAAGAAAACTGGTGACTTTGTAATCATTAAGGGAGTTAAGGGTAATCTAAAATAATTTTATGGACGAATACGTTTTGCAGGGCGGCGGCCAACAAGGTCAGATGGATGCCGGTCAACCGCTGACCGCTGCTGATGTTACTTTTAGTGAACCCGCTCAAAATCAGCAACAGCCGCAACCAGTCGCACAAGAGGATGCTTTTGCTGGGTTTACTCCGAGCGAACCCATAACTAATGAATCAGACCCATTTGCTGGGTTTACTCCGAGCGAACCTGAAATTGGTTCTATGGAAGCGGTTCAGCAAGCTGCTTCTGATGCCTCTCTTGTTGGTCGTGATACCTTCAAGCCAAAGAGCCTTTTAGTTCAGCAAGCTGACCTTTACCTTGGTCGCCCTAGCGCGGAAAAATTTCAGAAACTTGAGGCCACTGGATTCAATCCAGAGCCAGCAATCGAACTTTCCGATGCAGAGCAGAAGCTTTTTAGAGACTATAGGATTCGACAGGGTAGAAGGACTGCCGGAAATATTGCCGGTTTTGCTGCTGGAATTGGTTCGGCGTATTTACCGGGAGGACAGTCCGTTGCTGGTGAAATGATTGGTGGTTTTGGTGCCGCATTGCTACAGCAAGCAATTTCACCAGATGAGTTTGATATTCAAGAAGCCTCATCTCAGGCGATACCGCTTCTTTCACGTTCTAAAAAAGCAAGAGAAGGCGCTGGGTTTTTAGAATGGCTTCGCACCACTGAAACTGGAGTAGGCCAACAATCTACAAGAACGAAACAGGCTCTCAAGGAAATCATCGCTGGAGCAGGAACTGGAGGGCTGCAGGGTTTTGCGTCAACGCTAGGAGATGAGTCTGGAAAAACGCAAGAAGTGCTGAAACAAGCGGCGCTTGGAGGGCTTTTACTTCCTACTTTTTCATTTGGAGGAAGAGCCGTCAGCGCGGCGTTGAGGTCATCTGGAAAAACAGAAGGGTTTTTGATCCGTTTTGCTGGAGAGCTTGAAAGGCCGTACACTCAACAGTTTTTACAAGAAAGAGCAGATTTTATTCGAAGAGAAATTGGACCCGGAGGAGGAATCGATCCAGCAATGGCAGAGCAATTGGCCAACACTCTTTATTCCCCCCAAAGGTCTGGTAGTCGTCCAGAGGACATTCGCGCTTGGCAGGGAAACATCACCGATTTCCTTCAAAATTCTATCAGGACTGGAAACGCAAACGGACTAAGCGGAGATGAGCTTACTCAGCAAATTGTTAAAGCTCTTGAGAGTGTAACAGAAACAAAAAATATAGACCAAAACCTTGTCAGCGGAATTGTGTTGAATGCCGAACAATTGATCGGAGATGCAAAGAAAAAAGCAAGTGAAGCTTTTGTTGGAAAAAATGCAGATCTTCTTGGTGCCGCTCTTAGGGCTGAAGGAGAACTACAACTTAATTCTCAATATTTGTTTGATGAAATACGAAGTTTAAACGAACAGAGAAAATCGATTTCTGTAAACGACCCCGTTTCAATTGAAAGGATCGACAACGATATTGCTTACAAGCGAAAGCAAATTGACGACATTGAAAACGGATTTGATCCTCAGTTTGGACTTGGAGAGCCTGTTACGCAGTTTGGAGTTGGAAAAACTACTGGAAGTTATTCAAATTATCTTCTTACAAAATTTAAAGCTGATCAAGAAAAAGGATATGATCTTTTAGAGCCTAAACTTAAATCAATATCTGTTGATGTTCCAAAAGTTGATAAAGACGGAAAACCAGTTAAGGACGATAATGGTGATCAAATTATTGAAACCTTTACGCTTAAAGATTTAAAAGAACAGAGAACAAAAATATTTAAGAAAATAGATTTTGACAAAAAGGTTCAACAGGCTGATTACGAAGATTTTCAAGAACTTGAACGTATTGAAAAAGTAATGGAGGAAGGTCTTAATACAGACCCTGTGTTTAAAGATGCATTTAAAGCTCAAAGTGCTTCATATCGCGAAGGCATAACTAGGTTCAAGGGTGCTATTATCTCTAAGCTTATGAGGGATGTTGGCGAAGGAGCAGGAAGCCCTGAGGTTGTTCTGAATCTTCTCGGGGAGCGCGGCGGCGAGGCGTTGGAGGTAATAAAAAAGGTGGCGGGTTCCGAATGGGAGCGCACGTTTAAGCCTGTACTGAATGACTTTGTTTACAACAAGCTTCGAGCTGTAGGTCAAAAACCGGAAGAGTTTTTGTCTTTGTTAACTGAAGCAAAAATGGGAAAAGGCTCTAAACTTACAAAAGAAGTGGCTGATGAGTTTTTTCCGCAGTTGTCTCAAATCCAAGATGTTGCAAGCAGGTATCGTGGTCTTATAGATCAAGAAGCAAATTTGATTTCAAAGAAAAATGATCTGGTTACAAAGTCTGAAGATTTGTTGTCAAAAATTGATGAAGGGCAAACAGAAGCTGCCGTTCTTTATCGAGAAAACGAGAAAAGACTAACCGAAGTTAGATCTGAAATTGAAAAGCTTAGAACGTCAAAACTAGTCTTTGACCCCGAAACGAATGAAATGATTAAGACTCTTTCCGACCTGAAAAGCGCTGTAAGAGGTGAAAAAATTGTAAATTTGGACGAAGAAAAGCTTAAGGCAATTTTGTCGAATCCTAATGCGGCAAACTTGACTAAAGATCTTAATATCTACGTTCAAGAAATGGCAAAAGAATTAACTGATTTTCAAAAGTTGGTAAAAAACTCGATTGAAACAGGCGATCTTTATGGCCCAGCGACACCTAAAAATATTGTCGATTTCTTGACAACACCCAAGGGTAAGCTTGGAACAGGTTTTGTTGCTGATGAATTTATGAAGGTGATAAGGTCAAATAGGCCAGACCTTCTTGGAGACGTTCAAAACTTTATAGTTGGAAAGATTATTGAAGAGTCTTTTAAGCCGGGCAAAAAAGAGATTAACATCGAAACGATGAGAAGTCTCATTTCAGACAAGTACAATCCTTTGATCCAACAAGCATTTGGAAAAGAAGGGGTTCAGAGGTTGAACAAGATCGCAGATCAACTTTCGGTTGTTGTTGAAAAAGAGAGCCTTCTTAACAGCAAGATTTTACCTGCGCTCACATCTGCTGCTTTCGCAACTGCTGCCGCTGCTGCTGGGGTTAAGTTTCCGGGGCGATTTTTACTTTCAACTGTTGTGGCTGACTCTGCAAGATCAGCCGTTGGAAAAGCTCTTCTTACCAAAGAGTTTCGAGATGTGGCGTCTAGGCCGCTTGATCAGATTACCAAAGATCAGATGGATACCTTCAATAGGCGTTGGCCGAAACTTATTACGCTTGAAGGTGAGCGTTGGCTTATGCGGGAAGAAGAGCGTAGGGATGCTGAACGTCCCAAAATTCCTTCAGCCGCTGAGCGTCGATTCTAATGAAAACCTCCCTCTCCAAGAAAGGTATCACCTATCGCGGTGAGCGATTCTCTGGCTACAACAAGCCGAAATCCACGCCGGGGAAGTCCAAGAAGTCCGCTGTGCTGGCAAAGGAAGACGGCAAAGTGGCTTTGGTCAGGTACGGCGATCCGAATATGACCATCAAGAAGCACATACCAGCGAACCGGAAGAGCTTCCGCGCGCGGATGAATTGCGACAACCCTGGAAGCAAGCTGTCGGCGCGATTCTGGTCATGCAAAGCATGGTGATTTCGTCGGTAAACATTAACTCTAACTGATATGGACAAGATGCGACTTGGCGGTGGCGGTCGTTACGAGAAGCTAATCGGCAGTCTTGAGAAGAAGGGTGTGAGAGAACCGAAGGCTTTGGCCGCATGGATTGGCCGTTCTAAGCTAGGTAAAAAAAAGTTTCAGTCTTTGGCGGCAAAAGGCCGTCGCCGCGCCGAGCGTGAGAAGGCTAACGCTTAGGTCGTCCCGTCCACGGCTTCTTCGCCGCTGCCTTATCGACGACAAACTTCTCAGGTTCCGCGTAGTTCCATGAGATGTCGCCGCCCGTACCACGCTGGATCATAATCGATCCGGTGACTTTTCCTTCCTTGTCAGTCATGCCGGAACGGTCTGCTCGTTTCGCCATGCCGAGCATGAACTTGCGCGGGTTGTTGAATCCAACCTCCTTCATCACAATCACCTCTCTCGCCCAGTTCGTCAGATCCGACGATCCGAATCCTGAGTAGGCCAAATCTGCCACGCTCTCCGGTTTGTCGTCCTTGCCCTTCGGCTTAGGAAAGTGATGGACGAGTACCAGGACAACGCCCGTCTCCATCATAATCGGCTGGAGCAGATGCCGTGTGAAGTTCGCGCAGACCTCGATATCCGCAGGATTGCCACCCATGTAGGAGAGCAGCGGATCGATGTAAACCACGTCAGCCTTGGTCTTGCGAACGAGACGGCGAAGCATTGTGGCGAAGTCTGTTCCGGTTCGAACCGTTTCGCGGAAGAAGAGCATGTCAACACTCCGCAATCCTCGCTCCCAGTTCTCCTTTCCAAACGTCATCTGAGCAGCGCCTTTCAGTGCGTCATGCTGATCGGCGATGTCGTTTTCCGCCTGGATGTAAGCCACTTTTAACGCCCGGACGGGCTTTACGCCAAACCATGCTTCACCGGACGCCCACTTCATCCCCTGATACGCGGCCATCGAGCTTTTGCCGCAACCACTTTGGCCTACGAAGAGAAGCGATGAACCGCGACGCAACCATCTGTCGCCGATCAGATTGTCAGGATCATTCTTCGGGTCGTACTCGATGATGCTATCGAGCGAGAACTCCTGAGGCATGTCCTGCGACTCTAGGTAGTCCGTGAACGCATCCCAGTTCACGACACCCACATTGATGGCCAACAGTTTCTGCTCATTGCCATCGCGCATCACACCGGCTAACCGGCTGAACCTGCTTGCGTTCTTGTTCTTTGGATCGATGCCGAGAGTTTCTAACTGGCGATAGACGACATCACGACGCTCGTTCCATTCCTCCTTGTTCGCCGCATCGACGCGTACCCAGCCGTGCAAACTCTTGCCACCGGAATCGATGACGACGGACATCGGCAGCTTCGACTCCTTGAGGATCGTCCATTGCTCGTCCTTGGTCTTCTCGTCCATCTCGACCAGCACATGGCGGAACGCTGCCACGCCGGAATCAGAACCGCTCTCATCGAAGCACGGATTGACGCGGACGTATGCGCCACGGCTGTCAGGACCGTTCCACATGGCGCTGATGGGCGGCGTGAAATGGTTCTTAATCCATTCGTCGCGCTTCAGGAACGTACCTTTGGAGTTTGGTCGAGTCCGACCTTCCTCGTCGCTTACGATGTCATTGCAGATGCAGACAACTTCATCCGGCTCGAAGCAGGCTTTTAAGAAATCTATGGTTGAAAATCGAAAGTCCGATTGCGGAATTGCTTGGATCTTTCGCACCACGAACTTTCCGGTGGGTGATACTGGAGTTCCGCCCTGCACCATGCCGGAATTCGATTCGAGAAGCCATCCACGCGGCTTGTCGTGCGCAACCTTGGACGCCTGATTGAGCTTATGCGCCAACTCGTTCGGCTTCCATGGTGGGAGGCATTTCGAGTTGTACTCGTGCAGGAGCGTCTCCGCATCCCCCGCATTAAGCTCAAAACCGTGTATGAGCGCGGTTGCGACGGCGAAGGTCGCGTTATGACCGCCTTGTCCGCTGACGGCTCCTGGCGTGTTTCTAATCCACGCACGCGCACGGTCGATCTTTGATTGATTCATTCGATTCCAAGTTGTTTTCTCGCTAATTCCCCGCTTTGGCCAAGATCAGTCTTGGCTATCTCGCGAAGAACAGAATTTGATTTCTCTAATTTCTGAAAAAGGAGAGCAAGCTCTTTGGGAGTCATCAGATATTTGCTCCAATGCTGGATGGCGATGGAGCGTGACTGAAACTTCGCAAAGAGCTGCTCTTGTGCGGCGATGTATAGGTTAGGGTTTCGCATCGATCAGAACGAACTTGGCCTTGAATTCGGCTTTGGTTCGAACGTAGACCTTGCTCTTGCCTTCTCGCATGTAGGCCACGCCTGCCCACTTGGTTTCTCCGATCCGTATTTCTACGTCGTCGGAGAGGAGTTCAACCTCCACTGAGCTTTTTGCGGAGTTCCTGTATTTCATCGTCTGAAGCGTCGTCGAGATGTCCTGATCCGCTGCAATGCCAAGCGTCATCAGATTTTGGTTTGGGCTTAGTCATCCAGCCGCGAAGAATGGCATACTCGATCAGCCGAGGCGCTTCCTTCAACAGTTGTTCTCGCGTAATTTCAGATTTCATCAGGGTCAATTCGTTTGCCACGTCGTCCGTTTGGCCGTCGCATTC